AGCCAATAGCAAACCACCCACGGATACCACACCTGCGTGCTTTCCATCGTCAAGCGTGGGAATTTCAAATCCATCTAACTCTTCAGCTCTAACAAGGTCGAAACCTTCTCTTAACCTAGCAGTTACATTTTTTCTATCTTCCTGTCCAACAATTTCAGCTCTAATCCACCTGTAGGAATATCCTTCAGGTGCAGGTGGTGTCTCCAACATAGATGGGGGACGCCAAGGTTTGCGAGCAGTATCTTTAGCTCGAGTTTCAGCAGAACGTGGTGTTCTGTTCTCAGTTGATGCTTGCGCATCTATTGATTCTTTTAATTCTTTATCTGTCATTTGTTTACCTCTTTACATGTTTTGCATATTCTTGCAATGGTACATTCAAACGACGGGCCATTTCGACTTCACTCTTAGAGAGTCTTACTTGTCGTTTGCGTCCAGAACTTTCACCTCTACCAGCAGGAGCAACCGTTTGTTGCATTTTGCTTCTAGTTTGAACCTCTCCACCGTCGTTAAACTTATGTGGAAATTCAGTTCTGATACGTTTATCTATTTCAGTATAGTACGAAGAATCATTAGTATCAAATCCTTCTTCTTCAATTAATTTACGATGTATATTAAAAGCCGTTAGTGTCATTGTTTCATCTTCACCAAACCACTTGTTTTTTGTTGCCCAATCTTCAGCAGCTGGATCGGGATTCGGGGTAAGCTGTGGTTGTTGCTGTGGTTGTGGTTGTGGTTGTGGTTGTTGATAAACTGTTTCACGTGAAACATTTGGTTTAGAATTAACTAACTTACTTTCTTCAACTGTAATTTTATCTAAAATACCTTGAGCTTTAGTAACTTTATCCCAGTCTTGGTCTTGGTAAGCAGTTTTTAAAACAGCATTAGCTTGCGCTCTTTGCGACGATAATCGACTTTGAGCTTCTGAAAAATAATTTTCATTAAGTTTTGAGCTATTTACTTTTAAATTTTCATTTTCAACTTGTAAAGCTTGAGCATATTCAAAAGCTGATTGAGCAGCGCGTTCTTGTTCGCGCATTTTCTTAGTCAACGTTTTTATACGCTTTTGTACGTTTTTAGAATAATCTTCTAATTCATCTTGATCTTTAGACTCCTCTTCAGCTTCTGCTGAAACATCTTCTATGGGAACAGATTGAACTTCAGATTCTTCTTTTATTTCTTCATCTAGTTCTACAACCTCTGTAAGCTCGGGAGCTTCTTCGGTTGCTTCAACTTTTTCAGATTCTGGCATGATTCCTCCTCATGTTAGACGCTGACTATATCGTCAGGATCGTCTATTGTTGCGATGACTTCATCATCGTTAATAATACGGCATTCTGCATCGTCACCAAGTTTAAACCTAGCTCCAGCATATCTGCCAATTAATACCCATTGTTTTTCTTGGCACCAGGGGGTATCGCCAAATTTGTTCTTGTCTGCGTAACACAAAGATCCCATCTTAATCACATAAGCAACAACGGTTGCTAGGGATTCTCGATCTACGGTTTCTTTGGCTAAAACAATACCGCCTTTAGTAACGGCTTTGCCTTTATACGGTAGAATCAACATTCTCCACCCTGAAGGTTGAGGCATGCGTTCTAAAAATGATTTATCTAAAAGAGTTGGATCTAAAACACGTTCGTCTGTTTTAACATACGCTTCTTCTATTTCTGAATTAATTTCTTCAACAGGTTCTATTTTATCTTCCGTAACTTCTCTTGCGATATGGTCAGGTACTAATACCTTGCTCATCGTTTTCACCTACCCTTTTCAGCAATTCCCTTATTTCTGATTCTACGTCCTCGAGGGAATTGTAACGACCACGTAGATAGTTGTATTCATCATAATCTTTGGCACCATTCATAATCAGATTTTCTAAATCTAATTTTTTTTCGCTGATCATTTTATTTAAAAATTCAACGAGCCAAAGAGAATCCATTTAATAAACTCCAGAAAACTTGCCACCAAATTCAGCAGCGCCCATTCCTCTTGCTTTACCTTTACCCATACCTGGAGTGGCTTTGGTGCTGGCTTCAAAAGATTTACTTTTTTTAAGAGCATGCGTTCCTTTATTAGAATACGACTGCTTACCGTTTAAAGTTTTGGGTGTTTTCTGTTTACTTACTTCTGTTCTTTTTATCATAGTTATAATTGTTTTAATCCAAGATCAATTAATTTTAGTTCTTTTTGTTGGTCGAGTCTATCCTTTGTCGTTTCGTCCTTCATAATTGCAATATCACGTTGCGAGTTAATACGCTCTCGATCTATCTTATCTTGTTGAGATTGATCCAATTGACGTTGTTCTTCACGTACTGCAAATTGTTGTTGCTCTTGATTCAATTGCTGACCTTTTAACGCAAGTTCTTGCTTCCTAATTGTCACCAAAGGATCTTCTTCTGGTGGCGTTCCTATCTGTTGAGAGAACTGAGTCATCAATTCAGACATGATTGGAGAACTGAATTGAGCCAAAATGTCGTTTGCTTGAGCGTTTAATTGTTGAGCTTCAACAGGCGTGGCTTGTTGAGCTTGTTGTTGCAACTGTTGATATTGTTGTTGAGCTTCAGGAGGCATTTGTTGTTGCGCAACAGCATCGGCTTTTAATTGCAAATGTTGCATGATGTGAGAAATAATATTGGCTTGTACTTGCGCGTTGGTTTGTACGGGTTGCAAGTTTAACAAAGTAACGTGAGTTGCAATATGTGCATCGTGGTTCTGTTGCGGGAATGCTTGAGCGGGTTGTCCCATTAATAACTGACTGTTTTCCATTCCAGCTTCTAAAGGAGATGGTCCGCTAGGAGGTGGAGGCAGTAACAAAGAATCAATGTTGTCCACGCCTAAAGATGCGTACATTCTTTTGTAAGCTTCATGCACACCACCTGGCCCGTGAATCTCAGGATTGGATTGCACCAATTGCATCATTTCTTGAGCCATTACAATACGTTGACTGGTAGAAAAGATGTCTGGATTACTCACAGGAAAAATATCTATCTTTCCGTCGAAGTCGCTTTGCTTGATCTCATTTTGTCCGCCTGAGACTTGATAGGGATAAACAGGCGGCAAGCTTTGCATGAAGATATTTGCGAGTAATCCAAACTCTTTTTTCTGAGCGTTATGGAGACGTTTGTGAATAGCGCTCAATACTTTGGTCGATTTTTCCATTAACGCCAAAGTGGTCCCTACGGGTGCCTGGGTATTGCCTTCTCCTACTGCAATTTCAGCAATAGAAGCAAAGCGTTGTCCTGATGAAACTAATAATCCTAATAAATTCAATAACGTACCGCTAGGTTCTTTAAAAGGTAATGGCTGTATAGCATCTCGCAACGAACCTGCTGGTGCATCCACATCTCTAAATTCACCTGGTTGAATAGGTTCATCTTCATTTCTGATGCGTATGCCTCGAGTTTTGAAACCAGCAGGCAGATTCGCCAACGTACCCGCATCAATTAACTGTCTTAATATAGACGTAGATGCTTTAGATAGACCGCCAATCATGTGAGAAAGACCAAACCCATAAAAACCTAAACCTGGCAAGAATTTAAAATGCACAAAGTATTCGGTTTTATTCTTCATCGGATCTTCTTCTTTGAAGTTACGTCTTACAGAAAGAACCATTTCGGTATTGGAATCAATGGTTACAATATAAGGTAATTTAATACCCGTTTCTTCGCCGTCTTGCCCTATATCTTCAAATCCTTCTAGGTCTAAATTACAATGAACTTCATACAATACACATACTTCGTCACTGTCAGACGTTTGTTCCATACCCTCTAATTTTTCTATTTCAGTTTCAAGTGATGAATAATTACTGGGTTCTTCACCTGGCTGTATATCAAATTTTTTGTAGAAACCAATCGCTTGTAATTTACGCACATCATTTTCTGGCATCTTAATCACGTGAGTAATACGTGGGCAAGATTCTAAATCGGTAGTGTAATAAGGTACGATTAAATCTTCGGGTGCAACAAACTTAGAAACAGGACGTTGTAAGTTTTCATCGTAATACACTTTTTTAAATGCCGAACCTGCTAACGGCAGATAGAATAACATTTGGTCTAAATCTTCGTCGTACTCTTGCATCACGTGTACGATTTCATAATTCATAAACTCACGCACTCGTTGCGCTTGTTCTTCAAGAACAGAATCGTAAGCACCTACTACTTGAGTTTTAACAGGGCCACCTGCGGGTAATAATTCTTTATAAGCTTGCGCTTGGAATTGAGTAACGGCTTCACCCAATAAAGGATGCGTCACGCCACTAGCTCCTTCAAACGGTTCAGACCGCGTTTCATCAAACTTCATTCCTAAATATTTTAAGCCATCGGTATAGGTTTTTTCCCAATCTTCTCTGGACGATCTGTCGTTATCAATTGAACTGGTTAAACTTATATAAATACGATCCAACTCACTGTCAGAAATAATATCGGCTAAGTTTTCATCAAACTCAGAACTCATTTGCATTTCTGGTTCAGGTCCTAAAAGTGCAGAACCGTCCTCTTGTATTTCTACGTCAGATTCTTGAATTTTTTCTAGCACTTCAATAATTTCACTATCGAGATTATCGGCATCTTGGGTAGTGGTCATATCCAATTCTTCAGGAGCTGACGCTACAGGATCTGGTGTTTTTCTTTCTATTGCCATTATTTATTGCCTACTAATAATAAATCCTTTGTCGTACGCCCCTATCTTCATCTTCGTAATCAGAATCCAGACTTAAAAAACCGCCTTCACGAAAACGCATGACGGCTTGCGTCATAGTATCGCATAGGTCATCGTTTTTACCAAAAGGAAAAGAAGCACACTCTTCAATCATATCTTCAGCAAACATGCGTTTAGGCGCGTACACCATACCCGCTTCAAAAACAGGCGCTACCGAGTGCATCCGCGAATGTTTATCGTGACCGCGACTCGGCGAATAATTAACAACGGGAATACCCATTCGTCGAAGCTCTTGAGTTAACGGCGTACCAGACGCTTTGGCTTCAATCAATACCATATCGGTTTCCCAATAACTGTACTCACGCATCGCAATCTCTTTAAGTTCTGGAAAATCCCAACGTCCGCGTTGACAATCTAAAAGAATAATACAATCGGGCGAATCGTCATCGGGTCGAAATATACCCCACGTCGATATGGCTGAAAAATCCGCCGATTCTTTTTTAGAAAATGCAGTATCGTACGATTGCATAATATAATCCACGCTAGGTAAAGAATCACTTTCCCAACGTTGCCAATATTCTCTTTTAATAATAGAACCCTCTTCGGCGGTAGGATTTTGCATCCACTGCGCGTTCCATTTCATTCCAGGCAACGACGCCTTTACTTTTAATAATTCATCTTGAGGCCAAAACTCAGGCCAGAGTGGTTTTTCTGTTTCAGGAAAAATAGCGGGAAATTCTATTATTTCCCATTGATCGGCAAGAGGTTCTTTTTGCGATTCCAATAACTTAGCGGTTAAATCAAGCGCACTCCAACGCGTCATTACCAAAACAATAGCACCGTTTGGTTGTAAACGTTGACGAGGACCTGAAGTGTACCATTCGTATGCCGATTCCAACGCCGATGAACTAAGAGCATCTTGCTCGGAATGAGGATCGTCAATAATCAATAGATCCGCACCACGTCCCGTAACCGCTCCACCCACACCCGCCGCGAAATACTCGCCGCCTTTGTTGGTTTCCCAACGTCCTGCCGATTTATTATCGGGTTGCAATTTAACTTGGGGAAATATTTTTTTATAGTCTTCTTGATCCATCAAGTTACGCACTTTACGACCAAATCGTACCGCGAGTTCTCCCGTATGCGTGGTCTGCATTATTTTCATCTTAGGCTTGAGTCCCATCATATAAGACGGAAAAAAGGTCGAAGCAAATTC